CCAGCTTTCTTAGCTGCATCTCTCAGTTGGGAATGGTCCCGACACCCATCGTGCACGACACTCCTTTTGCTGTGTCCTTCTGTTCATCCTACTTCCTCCCCTGTGAGGTAGATGGTGAGCTGCGATTCACCCTTGTCCCCAAGCTCGGCCGTGTCATCTCGAAGTCCTTTTGGAATTTTGGTGACATTAACGACCTAACTTGGCTCAACGGCGTAGCTTACTCAATGTGCACCGACGTCGGCCACCTCCCCATCTATGGCTCCTTAGCCAAACGTATGCTCGCTTTGTCAGACGGCCATGGTTCTATGACCCTCAACGACGTCCACAACTTCCACCTCACCTACACTGTGCGCCCCCACCCTTTGTCAGCCGTTTGGTTGGCAAACATTTATGGTGTTACCGTCACGGACATCTATGATATGGATCTGCGCATGTCGCAGATCCCATTCATTCCGTGCCTTGTTGACGGTCCACTTGTTGAGCGCATTGTTGAGGTTGATGTCGTTCCTGAGCCCCCACTTGAACCAGCCTACATGCCTGGCATTCCCGTGTCTCACCTACGCCTTGGCGTCCGCAGCCCCACAACCCGGCTTTGTATCATCCGTGCTTGTGGCCCCTCTCATTGAGGAAGGAATCAAACGCATTCACCCATTTGTCAAACATTTGTTCATCTGGGTTGAGTTTGCTTCCTATCTGCTGGATGCAGCCGAAACCATACATGCCCAACCCAAACTCCTATTCCCTATAGTTGGTATTAGGTTGGCTGTTGCAGCTGCCCATTATTACTGGGCACGCCTCTCCTACAAGAGAGGAGTGCTTGGTCAGGCGCTTTGGAACCTTATGGTTCTAATCCAGTGATCAACCACCGTTCCCCCGCGCGGGCCACTTGAAATGTGGGATGGCATCCCTCGCGCGTTAGCAGCCCGGTCCGTAAATTATCACAATTCGCTCACAAACAACCCTGAAGAACCCATTCAGATGTCCCGCAAAATCAACCAAATTCTTGACTCACTTGAGAAAAACTCTGGCCTCACGCGTGAGGGTCGTGATTGGCTTATCCTTGCTTGCGATCCGTTTCATGATTCGGATATTTCGCTCGCTGGTTACCCCGATCTCCTCACTGCTTCAACCGTCGTCCAATTGGTCAAACAGCAGCTTCAAATTACTGTTCCGACCACCGGCGATGGCACGGTCACTTCTGGTAGCAATTGGGATTGTAGCATTGCACTGTTCCCGAACCTCACTGCTCAGGAGCTTAACTTCACTAGCACCGTTTCGCAATATGGTGCGGTGACGTCCTCCTCAGGCGGTAGTTTCCCCACGGTAGGTGGTCTTAGCGTGTCCGCTGGACCACAAGGTAACAACCTCTGGCCATATGACAGTGGTACTGGCATCAATGCCACTTATTCCACCCTCACTCCCACTAACTTCGTCAAAGGTCAAGGACGAGTTATTGGCATGGCTTTTGAAGTTGTCAACACAACTGCCGACATATACAAGCAGGGCCAGTGCACTGCATGGCGCCTCCCAACACACTGGACCGAAACAACAGTTCAGGCCATAGTTGAGGGGCCCCCTCAAACCATCATTCCCGTACCCGCAATCGTCAACCGCATGCCTCCTCCTAATATAGGGCAGGCACAATTGCTGTTCGGCTCTAGGAGCTGGGCGGCATTGGAAGGCGCTTATGTGGTAGCTAGACAGAACTCAAGCGAGAACCCAGCTTTGCAGCCCCAGTTCAAAAATGTCTGTTATTCAATGTACGATGGAGCCTCTACCTTCAGCGATACATATATTAGCAACGCAAACTTAGCCGATCCTGCGCAAGTCCAACTTGCCTCTGACTATTATTTGCCCTTTGACATCTCCGGTGTTACATTCACAGGCCTGTCTTACCAAACAACCTTAACAGTCAATGTTAGGTGGATGATTGAACGTATCCCTGGCCCACAGGAGAACGATCTTGTGGTCTTAGCCCCCCCATCCGCCCCACATGACCCTTTGGCACTGGAGCTTTACTGCCAGTGCCTCCGAGACATGCCACCCGGAGTTATGCTCAAAATGAACCCCCTTGGTGAATGGTTTGCAAACGCTCTCGGCAAGGTTGCGGAAATCGCACCTATTGCCGGAGCCGCCCTGACCCCCTTCTTCCCTGGCGCCGCTGCTATTGGCTCTGCAGTAGGCTCAGCATCCAACGTTGCATCCACATTGATCAACAATTCAGTTCAAAAGAAGAAGGCTGAGAAAGAGGCCAAACGCCAAGCAAAGCTAAATAACGCAAGAATTGCCCTACAAAAACCTGTTCCCTTAGCTGATTCCCGGTCCCATACTGGAAGGCAGTGAGATCGAACCGCAGGAGTTTCTTAGTAAACTGCGTGTCTCACCAAACCGTCCACTTAGGAACCGTATTTACGCGCCCG